AAGCCCACTTGTCAACGCCATGCTAACCGCATCGCGGCGGAACTCTTCACTCTTCTTTGCCATTCTCTATCTCCTTCATAGCAAATATTGCTCGAAAGAGACCGGAACTAAACCGGGACAAGACCAGACAGCATCGTCGGGCGCATGTGCACCGTAACGCTCATCAACGGCGTGGAGGCCTATTGATCATGCTTAAACTTGACCTCTCGACCGACCCGCGCTGGCTTGATCTTGCCCCCGGCGTCCGCGTGCGCTTGCTCCCGCTCACCACCGCGCTGATGGTGACCACCCGCAACGATCCCAGCATCGAAGCGCTCCCAGAGAATGCTAGCAACGAGGACCGTGCGCTGGTCTTTGCCAAAGCGCTGGGGCGGCGCGCCGTGGTGGCATGGGAGGGCGTGGGCGACATGGACGGCAACGTTCTGGACCTCACTCCCGAAGGTGTTGACGCCTTGCTCGACATCTATCCGATCTTTGAAGCCTTCCAGGCAGGCTACGTCGCCAAAGCACTGATCCTGGATCAGGAAAAAAACGTCTCCGCGCCCTTGCTGACTGGCACTTCAGCGGGGGCGATCGATACTGCGAGGCTTGCGACGCCCTCGAGGCCTGCAAAGTCCCGTGCCCGGACTGCCCGCAAAAAATGAACCAACCCCAGACCTTCGAGGGCGTGCAGGTCTGGGACCTGGTTGGACGGCTGGGCGGCCAGCTGCGCGCCACAAAGCAGACAATCCTCGGGTGGGACATGGGTGCTGCGCTGGCCATGGCGCGCGCCCTTGGCATCAACGGCCTCGTGGCGATGGAACTGCTGCCTGAGATCGAAGCCGTCATGGTCAAACGCGTGAATGAACAGATTGGAGGACAAGATGGCCGATAAACGCGTCTTTGTGCGCCTCGCAGCTGTTGGCGGGCGACAGGTCAAGGCAGAGCTGACCGGCGTGGGCGAGGCAGGCGGGCGCGGCATGCGCCGCTTGTCGCGCGAGGTCGATGCTGCCAATGCGCGCCTTGCTGCCTTCACGCGCCGCGCCACGATCGCAGCCGCCGCTGCAGGGGCTGCTGTGGTGGCAGCCGGTGCTGCGATGATCCGCTCCGGACTGCAAACCATTGACCAAACTGCCAAACTGGCGCAATCGCTGGATACAACCGTCGAAAGCCTGCAGGTGCTGGAGCGTGCCGCTGACCTCTCGGGCGTCTCCATGGGCAATGTCGAGCAGGCCACGGTGCAGCTGACACGACGGTTAAGCCAGGCTGCGGCCGGTGCGGGTCCTGCCGTCGATGCCCTCGACCGCCTTGGCCTGTCGGTCAGCGAGCTGCAAAACCTGCCGCTCGATCAACGCATCGCTTTGATCCAGGACCGGCTGGCGGAGTTCGTGCCGGAGGCCGAGCGCGCTGCTGTCGCCTCGCAGCTCTTTGGCGATCGCGCAGCCCTCGTGTTCACCCGCATTGATACCGCAACGCTGCGCCAGGCCGCCGCTGATGTGAATGATTTCGGCATCGTCGTCTCCGAACAGGATGCGGATCAGATCGAGCGCACCAATGACGCGATCTCCCGCCTCGGTCTGATCTGGCGCGGCGTGTCGAACCAGCTGGCGGTGGCCGCAGCACCCGCGCTTGAAGCAGTAGCGGAGGCGCTGGCGGCCATGGCGCGCACAACCGGTCCTGTTGGAAGCGCCATTCAGGGTCTGTTTGAGAACATTGGCCGACTGACCACATACGCCGTGACCTTCGCAGGCGTGATGGCAGGCAAATGGGTGGCGGGCCTCGTTGCCGCGACCTTCTCGGTCAGTGGGTTGGTGACCGGTCTGGTTTTCCTGCGGGCGGCGCTGATCCGAACCGGCATCGGCGCTCTGATCGTTGGCGCAGGCGAGCTGGTCTATCAGTTCACGCGGCTGGTTTCTGGCGCGGGCGGGTTCGGCAACGCGCTGGACCTGCTCAAAGACGTGGCGGTTGAGGTCTGGGACCGGATATCGCTCAGCGCGGATGCAGCTTGGGCGCGCGTGGAAGCTGGATGGGCCACGGCGCAGACTGGTATTTATGACGGGCTGCAAGATGCAACAGCGGCGGTGGTCGGCTGGGCAAACAGCACCGTCAACACCTTCGAGGGCACATTTTTGGCGGTGCAGGCCATCTGGGGCGCGCTGCCGGATGTGTTTGAGCGCGTTGGCGCGCTTGCGATCAATGGCCTTGTCGAAGTGATGGAGACCGGCATTGCGGGCATTACCGAGGCGGTCAACGCCGTTTTGACCCTTGGCGGTCGACGTCCCGAATGGGCCATCGCAGCCCCTGATCTCTCGGAATGGAAGTCTGCAGTCCCGGAAGCCGTCAATCTGGGAGCGCGTGCGCGGGAGGCCTACGACAGCGCCTTCTCGGACAATCCATTCAAGGTGCCTGAGCTCTTTGGCGGTATGGCAGATGATGCGCGCGGTCGGGCAACAGGCTATTCCGAGGCGGCAGGCATGCTCACGGACGCAGCGTCCCGTCCCATGACGGCTTGGCAGGCGCTGAAGGATGCCATTTCTGGTGCGGGCAATGAAGGCACGGCGGCGCTCGAAAGTGCCGCGACCTCAGCGGACCGGTTCAACGAAGCGCTGGAGGAGACCGAGGATCAGGCTGGCCGCGCAGGTGGTGCGGCAAAGCAGGCGGGCGCCGACGCAGCGGAGGGTGCAGAGGCAGCAGCCACCGGCTGGCAAGCGGTTGTAAATGCGGTCAGCGAATACGCGGACAAAGCCCGCGATGTGGGCGCGGACATCGGCAACGTGCTCGTGAGCGCGTTTCAAAGCGCGGAAGACGCGATCGGCAATTTCGTGAAGACGGGAAAACTGGATTTCAAAGGCCTTGTCACATCGATGATCGCAGACCTTGCCAAGCTCGGAGCGCGCAAGTTCATCCTCGGCCCCATCGCCAATGCACTCTCCGGCGCGCTCGGAAATCTCGGCGGCATGTTTGCGGGTGTGTTCCACCAGGGCGGTATCGTGGGCGGGCCTGCGCCCTCACGCATGGTCCCGGCCATGGCCTTTGCCGACGCACCGCGCCTGCATAACGGCGGCTGGGCCGGACTCAAATCCGACGAGGTCCCGGCGATCCTGCAGCGAGGTGAGCGGGTGCTTAACCGCCGGGAAGCCCAAAGCTACAGCGGCGCGGGTGGACCGCGCGAAAGCGCCCCCGTCGTCAATATATCGATCCAGACCCGCGACGCCGAGAGCTTCCGCCAATCGCGCACGCAGGTCGCGGCCGATATCTCGCGCGCAGTCTCCATGGGCCGGAGGGGCATGTAATGGCGTTTCACGAGGTGCAATTTCCTGACAACATCAGCCGCGGCGCGCGCGGTGGGCCACAGCGGCGCACGCAGATTGTTGAGCTGGCATCGGGCCGCGAGGAGCGCAACGCTTCTTGGTCGGCCTCGCGCCGCCGCTACGATGTCTCCTACGGCATCCGCCGCGTCGATGACCTGCACGCGGTGGTCGCGTTCTTCGAGGCACGGCTGGGCCGTCTCTACGGCTTTCGGTTCAAGGACTGGGCTGACTACAAATCCTGCGCTCCCTCAAAGGCTGTGTCCGAGATGGATCAGGTGATTGGTACCGGGGATGGCGAGACAACAGCGTTCGCGCTGACCAAGGCCTATGGCACCTCGCCCCACATCTATCAGCGCCGCATCGAAAAGCCCGTTGCCGGAACGATCCGCGTCGCGCTGGGCGGAGCAGAGCAGTTCAATGGCTGGTCCATCGATAATGACACCGGGATCGTCACGTTTGATGCGGCTCCGGAATCCGACGTCTCCATCACAGCTGGCTACCAGTTCGACGTGCCCGTCCGCTTCGACAGCGATCTGATGGACGTCACCCTCGACATCGAGCGTCTCGGCTCGATCACCTCAATTCCGCTTGTGGAACTCCGCCTCAGCTAAGGACCTCGCCCATGCAAACCTATACTGCCCTTGAACATCGCCCTGGCGATACGCCTCAGCTTTACGACACAGGCGGCGGGCTCGTTGCGCAGAACGCAGACGGCAAAGTCGTCCGCCTCAATTCCAGCCAGCAGGTCACAGCCGTCGCGCCGGTGCCGATCGAGGCTGAGGAGCGATACGCGTTTCGCGCGGTGTTTCGGCGCGCCACAAACAGCCCTGATCCCTCCGACGATGCCATTGCTTGCGGCATCGACTGGCTGGCGGCGGACAAGACCGCACTTTCCACCATCACCATCGAGACCATCCTCAACTTCACCGTCGCGGATGGGCGCCGCGAGGTCCGCACCTCGGTCGTGGCTGAAGCCGATGGCCCCTCCAGCATCGTGGCACCAATCGGCGCGCGCTATGCCGTGCCTTGGGTGCGCACGTTCGGGATCAACCACGCAACAGACGTCGAGGTCTGCAGCCTCGAGCGGCTGCCCTTTGTCTCGCTGCCCGTCGCGCGCACCTTCTATGTCACCATGGACGGCAAGGACCTTAACGAGGGCTCCTCGCTGACCGCACCCCTGGCCTCCATTGCCGAAGGCCTCTCGCGCGCTGCAGGCCTCGGCGTCCCGGCCATCGTGATTGTGCAGCCCGGCGAATACATCGTGCCCCCTGATACTGTGATCCCCGCCAATTGCGCCCTTTACGGCTACGATCTGCGCGTGACCAAGCTGAGCCTGCCGCCCGGCCAAGAGGTGAACAACATGTTCCAGATGTCCAACGGCATCAAAGCCCGCGGCTTCACCTTCTCAAACTTGCGCCATGAGCCCTATACCCTAGCGGGCGGACCGCCGCAAAAGGGCTGGGCCTTCGTCTTCAAGCCCGGCGAGCTCCTGACGCGATCACCCTACATTGCTGATTGCTCGCAGCTGCACAGCTTTACCCAAGACCAAATGGCCCTGCCGGTGGATAAGGCCGCAGGCAATCCGCTGATGCCGCGCGGTGGTGGCAACCTGCTGGCCGACGGCTCGGTCCTCGCCCCGTCTTCACCGCTGCGCTCGGTCGTGGTCGACAGCTTTACCGCGATCAATCCCAATGGCGTGGGCTACGCCGTCACCCGCAACGCCTTTGTCCAGCTGGTCTCCGTCTTCACCAACTGGGCCCGCGTCGGCCTTTGGGCCCATGACGGCGGCCAGATCACCGTCGCCAACTCCAACAACACCTTTGGCGATTACGCGCTGGCGGCGACGGGGTTTCGCAACACGGTGCAGATCGAAGGGCTGGCCGGAACTGGCGTGCTGGCCACGCACACCGCTGCCGCCAACACAATCACTGCCCAGACCGAGGCCATCATCACCGCCCTGATGGGCACCCGCTATCCAACCCTTGCAGGCTTTAATGGCCTGTCGGAGCGCGACAAGGCCTTCACCGAGCGCAACACCCGCACCCTGCTGCGCAGCCTCATCAATGATTTGCGCTCAGGCCAGGATCGCGGCGCGCAGTCCTTTGCCAAAGGGCTCTTCGACTGGAACGCCAATTATGTCTTCTCCATCGCCCTCGTGCCGCTGTTTCTCGCCACTTGGGAGCAGGTCCGCCTCGAGCTGGTCGATCGGAGCAGCAGCAACGCGGCACAGGCGATGATCACCGCCCTGATCGGATTGATCTCCGACGTGATCACGCGCCCGCAAGATTACCGTGTGGGCTTTGCCTCCGTTATTGAGGCCACCGGCCAGCAGTTCAGCTACGCAGGTTCCGGCGTCAATTACAACGCGCTGCCTTTCAGCCAGCGTGGCACCGGCCGCGCCCCCGATCCGGCCAGCACCCTGCTGAAGTCCGGCGGCGGCCGGATCTATGCCACTTTCTCCACCGAGGTCGGCGACACCTATCTCGGCGAAGACCTGCGGGTGGATTTCGAGCGCAACACTATCGAAGGCCAAGCCTTCTCGCGCGGTGTCCAGAATATCGCCCTTCCTCTTATCATCGGTCTCGGAGCTTGAACCCATGGTCACCATCACCACACCCCGCCCGCCGCTCAATTTGTTCGAGGTGGTTCGTGTTCCGCTCACCGAAGAATGGGAGACCGTCTATGACGTGCCCGACTACCTGATCCCCGCTGAGGGCCCAAACCCCGCCCGCAGCATCGGCACCGCCGCCATCATGACCGGCGTGCTGATCACCCCCACCGCCGAGGCCGCCGTGCGCGTCTCGATCCGGATCCTCGCGCTGAACAACACACCCTGGCTGCTGCTAGACCGCGCCTTCGCCCCCGCGGGCGATGTCCTCTCTATCGGGCTCGACCGCCAGGTGCTGCGCACGGGCGAGCGTTTCCAGATGAAGGTTGAGGCCAGTGAGGCCGCCGTGGCGCATTTCTCCTTTATCCTCAACCAACGCGAAGACTTCACGGTGATTGCATGAGCTGCTGGATGATCCGTCGCATGACCTTTTGTCCAACCCGCACCGCCCCGCCAAAAGAGAGTGATTGCCCATGAGCATCCTGCGCTACGCCACAGGCCGCGGCCGCTTTGTCGGCCAGTCCCTGATTTACCCCGTTCCGATCCCGCTGGATGCGGCGCAGTATTTCGGGGCGGCGGTGGTGGGAGAGAACGGCCAGTTCTACTATTCCAACGGCCTCGAATGGATTGTGCCCATCGAGGACAACGAGATCCTGCGCCCCTCGGCGCTGGTGCCTTTCAGCGTTGATGAGCGCACCCAGCTGCGCCTGACCACGTTCCGCTCGCCTGCGGGCCTTGAGCAGACTGGCATCATCTTCGAGATTTCCAGCAACGGGACGGATTTTGACGGCGCACTGACGCGCATCGTGTCAGGCTTTGGCAATACCTATCAGCTGGAATTCCCCGAGGACGGCTTTGGTCCCGGCGATCGGGTGCTCTGGCGCGCAGCCTATACCGGCACCAGCGGCGCACAATCGAACTTCTCTGTCCCCTATGCCCAGACGTTTCCCGAGCTGATCTCACGCCCCACGCCAATCACCCGCGAGAACGCCATCTCCGGCACCGTGCGCATCACCGATTTCGAGAGCGCATCACTCTTTGGCTATGGCTACGGGGAGACCCAGACGGCGTTTTATGCGCCAGATGCCACGCCCGGCGTCGACGCCCCCCTGACCACCTTGACCCACACCGGCGGAGCGATCACCACCGTCCCGATCCCACCGCTGGAGCCCGCTGCCAACTATCTCTGGCGCAGCCGCTATGGCGGGCGGCTCAATGCCTCAGCCCCATTGATCTATTCCGCCTGGTCATCCCCGCGCAGCTTCTTTCTCGGCGCCGCCTCCCTGATCCTGACCTATGATCTGGCGCTGGCCACCGCGCGCACGATCTTCGTGCCGCTCGGAGGTGGGACGATCAATAACCCGCTTGATGTGACCATCGACTGGGGCGACGGGACCAGCGAGCCCTTCACCACCGCCGGGATCAAGCCGCATAGCTATGCCGAGGGACCGGGTCCGCGCGTCACCGTCACCATCACCGGTCGTCTCGACTGGTACGGCACCAGCCAGCCCATCGACCAGGCAGGGCTCATCCGCGTCGAGAACATCGGCTTTGCCATGGGCCTCACCTCCCTGCGCGGTGCCTTCCGCCAGACCACCATGGCGCTCGAGTACATCACCCCGAACATCCCCGAGACCGTCACCAGCTTTGAGGAGCTGTTTCGGGAAAGCGGCTGCACCGCCGATCTGCGCGATATGGACACCCGCAACATCACCACCCTGCGCCAGATATTCCGTTCATCCATCGGCACTGGCCCCAATTGCGCCAACTGGGACGTCGGCCAAGTCACCGATGTCTTTCAGGCCTTCTATTTTGCCCAGATGAACAGCCCCTTCTCAAAGGGCAACTGGACCAGCCTCACGAGCCTGCAGAGGATGTTTTTTGACAATGCCGGGTTCAACCAGCCTATCGGTTACTGGGACGTCTCTGGCGTGACAAACATGTCAGAAACGTTCGGACGCGAGGCGATGACCAATGGCCTGGCCTCCACGTTTGATCAAGACATAAGCGATTGGGACGTCCGAAGCGTCACGGACATGTCATTCATGTTTGGCCAGAGGTCTTACGCGGGCACAAGCGGTTCAGTGATCTTCAATAACGGCGGTTCTGCGAACATCAACAACTGGAACGTGTCCAGCGTCACAACGATGAGGGGGATGTTTGGAAGTGCGCGCGATGGCTCGCGGATATTGTTTAATTGTAACTGCCCAGCATGTTGTGTTGAGGAATATTGTTGACTGAACGGCTCAAGCGTGAATCAAAGGATACATGTCTGAAGGTTCAAAACTCCCATTTCTACCCTTTGCGGACGCTGCAGGCCGCGC